GCTCGGCCCCGTAAGCGTCGAGCGTGGCTTGCACGCTCACGTCGCTGTGCGAGGTGTCGACGAGGTCGATCGGGGGGTAGCCGCTGAGGTTGACGAGGTCGGCGTTGTGCGTGCGGGAGACGAGCGCGGCGCCGCTCGTGCGGCCCGCGGTGAGCCATGCGGTCGAGCCGAGGTCTTCGCCCGAGTCAGTGACCTTGAGCCCCTGAATCGGCGTGAGCTCGTCGAGTGCCCAGACGCCCGCGTCGGTGCCGATGCGCGGGTTTGCCGCGCTACCGTGCCGCAAGCGGTACTCGAGCGAGAGCCCGTCGGGTGCGCGCTGCGCATCGAAGGCGAAGTCGGGGCCGTTCTCGACGCCCGTGAGATCGGTCAGCGCCGACCCGATCGTCTTGAGGGATGAGAAGAGATAGTTGCGCTCGTTGATCGCTGCTTCGTCGGGCGGGAGAATGAACGCGGTCGGCGCGCCCGGCCACGCGAGGCGCTGCTCAACGAGCCGCTTCCCGATGGTGCCGAGCGAGAGTCCGGCAAGGTTCGTGTCGAGCGCGGGGTTGATGACCGGGAAGCCCTCGGGGTCGAGCGTGATGAGCGGCGCCGTCAGCGCCGCCGCCGGCCCGATAATGGTCCTGCCGAAGTAGCTCGTCAGCACGCCCGAGGCGTCGATCGAGAGCGTGTAATCCTCTTCGTTCCACGTGCGTTCGTCGATGAGCCCCCATGCGAGCACGATGTCGTCGTCGGTGCGGGCGAGCAAGACGGTCTTCTTCGGCTCGGTTGCCGAGGGGAGGTCGGGCGCGAGCGCCTCGGGATCTCGACAGTCGATCTCGCACGAGAGCGAGTCGGCTCGGTTGAGTTGCGTCGCCCACGACGCGCCGGTATTGATCGGGAGATCGAGGATCGGCCCGCCCGTGACGAAGTTGACGAGCGCGAAAGAGACGCCAGTCATCGTTACGGCTTACGCCAGCGGGCCGTGATGCGAGCGACGGTGTGCCCGGCGGGCGAGGCCGTGAGTAGTTGACATATGCCGCCGGCCGCCGATATAGACATGCCGATGCGCGTGCCGCTGCCGTAGGTAACGGCTTCGCCGACCGCGTCGGCGGGCGGGCGAAAGGCGAATGGAATTACGCCAACGATGAGCGACCCCACAAACGTCGTGCTGTTGGTGCGCTGCGTAAGCGCAATCACGTCGACGAAGCCGTTGCGGTCGCGAGTGATCTCGCTTGACAAGATTGTCATGTTAGCGTCGGCACCGATCGAGCCCGTTTCGAGCGCCCGCGCCGTCGCGAACCACGAGCCAGACGCTCGCGCGTAATGCGTGCCGTCGGCGATGACGAAAGCGTCTTGCCCGACGACGGCGGTCGTCCAAAGATCAAGATCCGCCTTCGTGCGAAAGAAGACGCGACCGCCGCGAGCGGCCGTCATCTGGTAAGTGTTTACGAGCGTATTCGATCCGCCATTGGTCGCGGTCGTGCCCGCGTAGACGCGGAGCGTCGCGAGTTCGAGCGCGCCCGTCGGGATCGCCGGCTTCGTCGGCGACGCGGCCGCGGTGCCCTGAGCGACCGCGAAGATCGGGTTTGAGTTCGCGTCCCCGGTCGTGTTGTCGTTGTGCTTCACATAGATCACATCGATACGACTGTTACTCGCGGGCGCGGTTGCGATTGGCACGTTGACCGTGCCGTCGTTCGTGAAGATCGCGACGCCGTCGGCCTTGCCCTTGGTAGTGGCAAACTCGGCGGCCGCGATCGCGACGTTCATCGTCGCCGTCGTCGAGACGATCGAAGGATTGGCGCCGCCGATTACGCCCGCGCGGGGCGATCCGTCGGCATTGGCGACGAGCTTCGCCATGTCCATGAGCCGGGCGTCGAGAGGGGTCGTCGCCGCGTTGCGGATGAAGGATCTCGTGAGTGCCATGGTGCCATTCTCCTATAGGTCGGCCGAGGCGGCGTAGATGGTGATCGTCGGCGAGCCGGTGATCGACCCGAGCGGCGTGATCTGGTAACGGCGCGCGGTGCCGGCGGGGATCGTGAACCAGTCGCGGGACGAGAGGAAGGCGGTTACGTCGCCCTGGCCGATCGTCGCGCGCTGCGAGCGAGAGTTGAGCACGACGACTTCGCCGAAGTTGACGGCGCGCTCGAGGGTGATCTCGCGGCCGGTCTCGATCTCGGTGACGCGAAAGCCCGCGTCGAAGCTGCCCGCCCCGCCGATCTCGATCCGGGGGAAGGTCGCTGCGTTGCCGTTGTTCGCGAAGGTGACCTGGCCGAGCGTGCCCTCGGCGCCCCAGTCGAAGAAGAGCCCGCTCGGCGCCGTGCCGAGGTTCCAGAAGAGCCCGCCACCTGGCGACGGCATACCGTCGGAAGACGACTCGAGGGGGCCGTAACGGCGCGGGTCGGGGGCGACGAGCACGATGTCGAAGGGGAAGTGCGCGAAGTCATAGTGGAACGTCGGCGCGCTCTCGATGAGCCACACTTCACGAGTCGTCGGGCCGAGCTCGTCGGTCACTCGCATGGTGATGCTCGACCCGTCGGCGAAGAGCGAGTTGAGTCGATTCCGCGCCTCGAGCGCATCCGCCGCGGTCTCGCCGTAATACTGGCCGTTGATGATCGGCCGGTGTTCTTTCGCGTAGATCCGGCCGAGCCCGTAGGCGCCGTGAGCGTTCGGTCGCTTCGACGGCTTCGGATCGACGGGGGGGAGCGCGTACCACGCATCGAGCGTCGAGTTGTTGTAAACCCATGGCGACCCCTCGCCGGGCGCCGCATTGAAGGTGATCGCGTCGGTTGCCGAGATGAGTTCTACGGTGGTGCCCATGGTTACTTCTTCCTGAACTTCCGAAGCTCGGCCGCGACTCGGCCGGCGCTGCCGAGCGGATCCTCGGCTTCGTAGATGTTGAGGTCGCGCCCGACGAGCGGGGCGTCACCGCTCTCGCCGAGCGGGTTCGCTCGCTGCGATGCGGTGAGCGGATGGACGCTCGCGCCCGCGGGGAGATTCAGCAACTCGGGGCCGCGCTCGCCCACGATCGCGGAGCCCTCTCGCCACACGTTGCCACCCGTCGCGAGCATCGGGATCTTCGCGATGCTGAGCCCGAAGTGCTGGCCGCCGACGATCGGCACCCAGTCGGGGATGTCGACCGAGATGCTGTTCAAGCCGTCGATCACGCCGTTGATCAGGCCGATGATCGCATTTACCGGGCCTCGCACGACGCCGAGCACGGCGTTGAAGGCGGAGCCGATGAAGTCGGAGATCCCGCCGAAGACGGATCGGATCGTGTTCCCGACGTTCGTGATCGCGCCCGAGATGAAGTTCGTGACGGGCTGGATGATCGTGTTCCATACCCAATTGAACGCGGTGCCGACCGCATTGAAGACGGGCTGGATGATCGAGCTATAGAGCCATTGGAAGACGAGCCCGGCCGCCTGAATCGCAAGCTGGATGTAGCTCACGATCGGCGAAATGACGTTCTGCCAGATCCAATTGAAGATCTCGCCGATCGCGTTGAAGACGGGAGAGAGGATCGTGTTCCAGAGCCACTCGAAGATAGCGCCCCAGATGCCGATCTGGATCATAATCCCGGTGACGATCGGCATGATGATGTTCTCGTAGATCCATGTGAAGACCGCGCCGATCGCCTCGAAGACGGGCGATAGTACGGTCTGCCAGAGCCACTCGAAGATAGCGGCCCAGATGCCGACCTGGATCATAATCCCGGTGACGATCGGCATGATGATGTTGTTGTAGAGCCACTCGAAGACGGCGCCGATCGCGTTGAAGACGGGCTCGAGGATGTTCGTCCAGAGCCATTCCCACGCGGTGCCGATGATCTCGGTCATCCACGCCCATGCGTCTTGGAAGAAGGTTGTCTGAGTCGCGACCCAGACGATCGCGCCGACGAGAAGCGAGATCAGAGTGATGATAATCCCGATCGGGTTCGCGTTCATCGCCGCGTTGAGCGCCCATTGCGCGACGGTGAGCCCGCCCGTGGCGGCGGCGCTCGCGATCTGGTACGCCTTAAAGATCGCCGAGACGCCGTTGTATAGGGCGACGGCTAGCTTGAGTCCGACGAAGACGCCGGTCGCGACGCCGATCGCGGTGGCGAGCCCGCCGAGCATGTCGCTATTGTCGCCGATCCACGTGACGAGCTCGGAGAAGGCGGGGATCACGCTCGTGTTGACGAAGCTGAGGAAGTTGTTCCAGATCGGGAGAAGCACCCCGCCTAGCTTCTGCTGCTGATCCTCGAGCGATGCGGTCGCGATCTTCGCCGCGTTGGCCGCCCCATCGCTCGTGCGCGCGAAGTCGCCCATCGCCCGCGCGCCGTCGGTCTGGACGATCGCGAGGACCGCGGCCGCCTTCTCTTGCGCGGTGAGCTCGGAAGCGACGGTCTTGCCCGTCATTGCGAGCGCCTCGCTCTCGACGCGGGCGGCGTTGATATTCGGGATCACGGCTTGAAGCGAGTCGTACTCGCCGCGGAACGCGGCCGAGATCCGGTCGGTCACATCGGCCGTGTCGAGGTTGGAGAAGCTGCCGAGGTCGGCCGCGGCCTGGACGACGGTCTTCGACATCTCGGCGGCGGCGTCGTCGGTGAAGCCGATCTGG